GAAGAAGAATCAGCAGAAGAGGAAGTAACTCTGAGTACCACTCAGAAAGCGAAGATAAAAGCGATAGCTAATCAGATAGCATCAAAAGGTCATAAAGTATTAGCTCGCAGGTTGCTTCGACAAATTCGGAAATAGTATCGATAAACTCTGCCCGGCAGTCAGAAGTTTTGAATGATGGGTAGTTCACAGTATTGTGGCTACCCATTATATCTTTCTATAAAGGAGAGGAAATGGCTAATGTATCATATAATTCAAGATGGCCTAATTGTAAAGTTAAAGGACATTTTTAATCTCACCAACGTTGTTTATACTGCTTCTGATAAAATTAGAAGGACACAGGCCAACAAAAAAGGTCCTGAAGTGGCTGATTTCTTTCCTTATTTAGTATTTTGGAGAACAGACTCCTCTTTAGGATTAGCAAGGCCAGGAGCCCCTCTTAATATGGCTCTCGTTAGATCGGGAATAGATGTAGAGATGACTGACGGAACTATGATGAACATAAAACTTATCGCTTGCGACTTTGCATATACGATAAGAATTTATGCTAAAAGGGAAGATCTCTTAGACGACTACGAGAGGACATTCTACATAACAAAACTTAATAAGCCAATGATGAATATAAGTTTTCTTAAGGAGTCTCTAAAACTCCCACTCGTTCTATCCGACGACATCCATAAAGATGTGGAAGAAGGTGGGGAGGATATGACCAGAGAAAGCGTATATTATTTTGAAACTAATCTAACAGTACAAGGGTTTATTATAGTTTCTAGTACAGAACTTAAACGTATTGAAACAATAATCAAAAGTATGTACTCTTTCGATGGAAAAGTGCTTATTGAAAGAGAAGAGATAAAATAGCTAATAATGATAAAAAGATAGGAGGGCACTACATGCCTGCTTTTTCTTTGTCTCCAATAGCACCAGATGTCTATACAACTGAAATAGATCTATCCACAGTTATACGTGCGGTTGCCACTGGCGTTGGTTGCGTGGTCGGACCTTCTAATAAAGGTCCTTTGGAGCCCACACTCATGACGAATACTAAAGACTTTATAAATTATTATGGGAAGCCTGTTCTAAATAATCACTTTCACTATACAGCTCTATCCTTCCTTTCCAAAGGGAATAGGTTATACTGTAGAAGAACTATCAATGGTGCTCTGTATGGTGGAGTAGAAGTTCCAGGACTTGGTTCAGCTCTGGATACTGCTGGGATAGACCTACCAGGAGGCTGCCCAGAACCAGTTGAAGATAACTATACATGGGACGATGCGGATGCTGTATTTGCCCTGTTCGGACCGGATCCAGGAACATACAATAATGATCTTGGAGTTAAGATAACTCATAATCATTCTCAACTGACAGGCACTTTTACCTTTACAAATGGTAGTGCAACAGTTACCGGAGTTGGTACTCTATTTCTAACTGAAGTAGCTGTTGGAGATTATATCTTTCCTACAGCACAATCTATCTTTTCTCTTAAGATTAAGAGTATTACTAATAATACTAGTTTAGAGCTGGAATCAGTTTGGGCTGGTGTTACTGCTACTGGAACAGGATATCTCAATGATCTTCAGTTCTATATTACTCTCTATGAAAGAAATGGAAAAACAACAACAGAAGTAAAGAAGTTCTTATGTAGTAGAGCTCCCCTAGCTGTGGACGGCTATGGAAAGTCTATCTATATAGGAGAAGTATTCGAAGACAGTGAATATCTTTCTATCCTGGACAGGACTACTCTTTCTGGAGATGATCCTCAGTATATGCCAAAAGAAAATACTTCTATTGTCTGGTTGACGAATGGAAGTAATGGGAGTGCTGTTACTCCAGGTCAGATAATGACTGCTATGGATGATTTTACTAATACTGAGGTTTATAGTATTAATATTCTCATGTCTGGTGGTTGGATGTCTTCAGGTTCAGCTCTTTTTACCGAAGCTGATATTGAAGCTCTGCATGTTCATGCTAACGATTTAGTTTCAACGAGAAAAGACTGTATGGCGGTCTTGGATGGTATATTTGGTAAGACAGCTGCTCAACAGGCAGCATGGAGAAATAGCAATCTTCCTATCAATTCCTCTTACTCTGCTATATATTCTGGTTGGGTAAAGATATACGACCAGTACAATGATAAGAGATTGTATATACCATCTTCTGGATATATGGGAGCAGTATATTCTTCAACTAATGAATCTCCTGCTGGTTTGGAAGTTGCTATTTTGCCGGTATTGGATGTCGAAGTAAACTACAGTAAGGGCGATAGAGAGACATTAGCTGAAGCTCAGATCAATCCAATTAGAAAACATGCTGGCGGTATAGTTCCCTGGGACGAGCAGACGATGCAGAAGAAGCTTAGTGCTCTAAGTAGTATTAGAGTACGAAGAATACTAATGACTACCGAAAAGGCTATTGCTACAACATTAGATTATTTCTTATTCGCTGCTAATACTCATTATAAGAGACTCCAAGTAACTTCTTTAGTGGAAGGTTACATGGATCAACAGGTTGCGAATTTTGGATATTATGAGTATAAAGCTATCTGCGACGAGACAAATAATACCGGAGTAGTAATAGAACAAGGTATAATGGTTGTTGATCTCTACGTCAAGCCAGTAATTCCGGCCAGATTTATTATGCTTAATGTGATAATAACTAGAACTTCTGTCAGCTTTGAGGAAGTTCTTCTACCTGCCGCATAACCTATAGGAGGATAACTATGTCTGGTCATTTACATATTGAAGATCTTCGAGGATTGTCCGAACCAGCTCATCAATTCCTTTGGGAAGTATCCGTTTTGAATCCTCCGGGAGGCGGAGACGGAGAAGCCCTAAAATTTAGGGCTAAAACTACTAGTATTCCAGATAAAGTAACAGAAACAGTAACTATAAACTGGAAAGCTCATCAGGTAAAATTTCAGGGAAGAGATGCTTCCGGTCATACTTTTGAAATGACTCTTTGGGATAGTGTAGATCTCCCTGTATATAGTACTCTACATAACTGGCAAGATTTAATCCTGAATAGACGAACAGGAGCATCTGTTGGAAAGAGAATGTATACAACGGATATAGTATTAGAAATGATGAGTAGAGAAGCTGGCAATCCGTATATTGGTAAATGGACGCTTAAAGGAGCGCAGCTGGAGAACTTAGGAGCAATAACTCTAAGTTACGATTCTTCTGATCCTATTGAAATAACCGCTACCTTTCAGTACGATTATTCTATCTTTACTAAACAGTAGGAGATATATCCTTGGATATTACAAAGTTCATAGGGCAGTATCTTCCAGCTCCTCAATTCTCATTCAGGTGGGATGTAGTCCTTCCTACTATTTCGGGAGGGAATAGTGAACTGGTATCCAATAGGATTATAGAAATTCCAACCCTCCCAACAACAGAATTTGTTTCAGAATCTACTCCTGTTGGAAATACCAAGTGGTACTACGCTTTGAACAATGATCTTAGTACTATTACTATGCGTGCAATAGAAGGTGAAGACGGAGAAACTAGAAAGTATTTTAATGCTTGGCAGAAATTAATTCTTCACCCAGAGGGATACCACTATCCACCAGTTAATTATAAAAAGAACATAGTAATTCAACTCTATGATTCTGAAGGGAAACCTTCGATATCTTTAAAGTATCTAGGATATTTCCCTACTAAGATTAATCATCCTGCACTTACAAGTGAGGCTTCTGATGTTTTAATATACGATATAGATTTGAGTGGCGACTCCATAGAATGGTAGTTAGCCAACAATAAATAGTATAAGATGTTTTAAAAATTTAATGAATTTAAGAAAGGGCAGTGTTATGGAACAAAAAAGTGCCAAATTAAGTTCTCTAGAAAGTTCTCCCACCAATTTGGGGCAACAACTCCCTCCGCAGCAGACTGGTAAGAATTATAGCCGGATAGCAGAGGAGAGGAGGAGCAGATCGCCTAAAGTTGTCCCTATCAATTTACCTACCAATGGTTTAATACCCTCCTATCCCGAAAAGTTGGCAGCATCTACGATGACTGTAGCTGATATGAAGAAACTCATTTCAGAACCAGACAGACTCTATTACGGTACGCTTATAGACATTATAAGCGAACTAATAGGGTTTGATGCTAAACAACTGACGGTTTCCGATTTCGACTATACAGTAATTTCAGTTCGAGTAAATTCAGTCTCTCCTATGTGCTCTTTTATTGTAACATGTACAGAGTGTAAGAAAGTATTTACTGCTATGGTCGATTTCCAAAAACTCATCCCTGTTACTCTCAAAGAAGACTATAAAGAACCAATTTCTATAAAAACATCTTTTGGTCAGGTAGACCTAAGATTACCAAGAGTAGCAGACAATATTAGCGTTATTGAGGAGGGGGACGATATTATTGCCAGATGTGCTGCGGCAATAGCAGATGGGACGTCTTTAGAAAAACGTATCAAAAGACTAGAGAACGAGGCTAGCATAGACGATATTGGGCTTATTAGAACTTTCCTTTCCCTTTACGAGCATGGAATTAGTAGATTTCAGACATCACGCTGCAGTGCGTGTGAAGAGGAGGTCCTATTTTGGATACCCTTTCGTTCAGACATCCTCTTCGGGCTGGGGAGCGAAGCTGAGGCACATTTTAGAAAGGCAATTCTATAATTGGTATTTGATGGGAGGGACTCCCATCGATACAGATAAGTTAGATTATCGAGAATTTTTATGGTTCTACGATATGCTCGTAAATCAACGAGAAGAAGAAAAGAAAGCAAGAAGTAAAACAATCGAGAGGTAATAATGGCTGAGTTTGACGACTATCCAGAACAAGAAATTAAGAATCCTAGAGGGAACATAAGAAATGAGATATCCCAAATAAGGAAAAAGTTAGCTGTCCTAAGACAAGAACGGCTCTCTTTGGATAGAGACGTAAATAAACGTAAACTTGCTAGAGTTCAGACTGAAATCTCCGCAGCTAGAAAAGAATATTCAGCTTTAAGAGCTACTAAAAAGGCTAATAGGAGTGAACTTCTAACGAAGAGAGAAGGGGAACTAGCAGGTCCGAAGGCCAAAATAAAGAGAGAACCATTAGCTAAACCTACTACTCCAGAAGCACCTAAGGCAGCTAGTGTAGATATGCATGAGTATCTTGGTGCTCAGTCTGATGTTAAAGAGCTTCTAACTGATATGTCTGAGAGATTAGGTTCAGTATTAGATTCTGTTAAAGATCAGTATGGATCTTTTGAACAGGCATATAAGTCTTTGGACGAAAATAATAGCAAGCTTGTTAAAGAGATATCTGGCCTTAGTTCTTATACTCAGTCTCTCCTTGATGGTTCTGTAAAGGTAGATAAAGAGAGTCTAGCAACTCAAGAAGAGATGCTTAGTAAGATAAAAGAACAAGCAGAGAATCTTGAGGACATTCCAGACGCTATTAAAGAAGGACTAGAGGATAATTTTGGAGGTAAGACTGGTGGAAAGCCAGGTACGCTCAATTTCCTTCTCAGAAAATTGAGTATTGCTGTTCCTAGAATGAATGAGCTTGGAGAGAAAATAGCATCACATGAAATAACAGAAGAGCTGGTAACTGGTTTAGGCCAATCCTTTTTTGGTCCTTCATTTGTAATACTAGATAATCTAACTAAATCTGTATTAGGGACTGGAACAACTATAGAGACTCTGACCAAGCTTACTAAGGGAGGATTTAAAGGATTAATCGCTATCCCCAAATTGATGTTCAAGGGATTTAAAGGTTTAGTTGCTATCCCTAAACTGATTATGACAGGCTTCGTTTTCGGAAAGAAGACTTTATCCAGAGTTAAATCAATAGCTGAATCCTCTATTAAATTTGGTGGAGCTACTGTTAAGTCTATAGAAAAACTTTCTAGTACTCAGAAAGAAGAACTAGTAGAAGAGGAACTATCAAAGAAAGACTCTAAAAAGAGTATAAAGTTACTATCTAATCTTTTGAGCAAGATAACTCTTTTAGGCAGGCTTACTAAAGGAGGATTTAAAGAAATAGCAGTCCCTTTAGAAGATATCGGTAATGATGTCTCTAAAATGAAAAAAGAACAGAAAAAGAAGTCTATGCTTGGAATGTTAGGTGGTGGTGAAGGAGGCGGAGGCACTCTCAATACTATTAAAGATTTGCTTATGGGTTATGGTGGGCTTAAATTGGGAGGGGGACTCCTTGGAAAAGGAGGATTAGGAAAGATAGCTGGAGGAATAGGTTCAGCTGCTGGTGCTATTGCTCCGTATGCACTTCCAGCATTAGGAGTTGCTGGTGCTGGCGTTGGTGGTTATGCTATTGGTACTGGTATAGATAAGCTCATAACTAAATTTAGTGGTGGCAAGACTCTTGGAGAGTCTGTATACGATCTATTTCATCGTAAGGAGAATAAACCAACAGGAGATATTGCTAAGTTGAGTAAAGTCTTGCAGACTAAAATGTCTCCAGAAGCTTGGGATTTATACGGTAAAGATTTAGTGGACCAAACTGCTACTCCTTCTCAGCTTCTTAAGCAAGGTAAGCTAGTAGAATCTGGTGGTAAATGGAAATTACCAGAAGAAGCTGTTGAAAGTCCTGGAAATGCGTCTCCTAAATCTGCTGTTTCTCCCACAGGAGAGGTAGTTACAGCTCCTAAAAAGCCTCCAGTTACCACAGAGCCACCTCCTGCTCCTACTCGATCTCCTGAAAAAGTTCCTATGACTGGAGGTTCTCCTAGAAGTATTGAAGGAAGATCTATTAGAAGTTTTCCTGTTCTAGTAGACGACCTTGGACTTATAATTGCAAATTCAGGCTTGTTATAGTCATTTTGAATAGATACAGATAGGAGAAGTAATGACTCAGATTAATCCTACTAGAGAGAAATCTAAAGGTTATCATGTAATTATAGAACAAACAAAGAAAGACGGAGCCTACGTAGTAGGAAAACTATCTGAAGTGCAGGTAGAATTTGCTTCCGACTATGTTCCACTCGTAGATCCAGAACCGGGAAAATTCTCTCAGTGGATGGAAGTTGGAAGTATGTATCTTCCTAAATCTTGGACTGGAGGTAGACCAGTAACAACAAGATTTCAATCAGTGAGCATAGCTAGATACAATGCTTCTCAGTTCTTAACATTGCCAATAAGATTAGAATTTGTTACTTATAACGATCCTCTTTCTGATGTTGTAACACCTTGTAAGAATCTTCACATGATGGCCGTTCCTGGAATGGGAGCTATTAAAGGGACTCTAGGAAGACCAGAACCAGTAATGGTATCTATAGGTAGAATTATTAGGCTTACTGAAGCAGTTATAACATCTGTATCCGTTTCTTTTTCTGCTGAGTTGGTTATTGGATCCAATGGTGAAGCTCTTCCGGCTAAAGCCTCTGCCGATATTACAGTACAGGCCACTAAACTCTTTATGCAGCAGGATGTAAAGGACATGTACAATGTTGGTGGTGGAAAGGGATAATATATTATGAGTATGATAGATTACGCTCGTATAGGATGCTATAACCTACTTGATGTTGATGGTGTATCTGAATATGACTTCTTAGATCCTGCACTAACGGAAGTAATACTAAAGATAACTAAAATATCAGCATATTTCACAGTAACAGCTACACATGATAAGAAGTATTGGCTAATAGCCTGGGAAGTATATGGTTCTCCTTATCTATGGTGGGTAATAACTATATATAACGATATAGTCGATCCTTTTGAATCTCAAATTGGCAAGACTCTATTATGTCCAGATATTACAGGAGTTGAGATAGAACATTTATATAGTAAGATAATAGAGGAATTAAGGGATAGGAGAAATGTATTCTTTTCCAGTTCCTCTTCTAGCTCTAAAAGTTCTTCTTGTTCTAGTTCTTCTTCGAGTTCTAGTAGTTCAGCACTCTTAACGTTCTTGATATCTTGCGATTCTATAAATGAGAGAATATATATACACGATGGTTTTTCAGCAACCCTTATCATGTCTTTTAGTTCTCCTGGAGAAGTCCCTAAAGGTGTTGGAGTATTAGGAGACAATTTAATTTCTACCGGCTATCAATGGGAACCTGACGCAGCTGGTCCTGGAGTTGGAAGGTACGGATGGAGAGTATATGAACATAATGGTTTATTCTCTGGCGTATCTATAGATTCAGCCATTCTAAGTTACGAAACTGCTGTTTCTCCCATTTGCAGTGGTGAAGTTACTGGAGTGGCAGGATGCGAAGGTAATGTAATAGATTGTTGTTCTAATACAAATATGCACAAGTTTAATGGCATTTCCAGTACTATATTAGTTGGTGCTAATTTAGGAATAAATCCTGGAGATATTGAATGGGACGGAGAGGATACTTTATTATGCGACGATAATTCTACAATATTCAAATATCTTGGATTTTCAAGTACATTACTCGATAGCTTTTCGACAGCTGCTTCTCAAATTCTTACTGGTGTTACTAATGACGGAGAAGATATTATAGCTGGTGGTGCAGCATTAGATAAGATATATAAACATAGTGGTTTTACAAGTACGGTAATTGATAGTTTTCCAACTCCTGGAGGAAATCTAGGAGGATTGCATTGGCATAGCATTTTATAAGTAAATAAAATATGAGGAGGTGATACTTCCGAATAGATATCAGATTTAATACAATAAATCAGAGTTATAAGTCATAACTAATGGAGGATTGTCCATGGATAAAGATAAATTTTATAGTAAGGTCTGCGCAAGACTGAATAAAACTGGCTACAGAGGAGATCTATATATTTCTGATTACAGACCTATTGATAGTAAATGCGCTCAATTGCTCGTAGCTTACAGTTCCGCATTTGGATTACCGAATGTAGACGATGTACTCAATTATGTTTTAAAGTTTTCAGAAGGAAAGATGATTCC